ATTACGCTACACCTAGAACTGTGCCTTTACGAAATAGTGCAATCATACGTGTTATTTCTCTGTTTTGTTGTATATTTACTACACCAAAATCGCCGACACCTGCAACGCCCAATGGTGCGTTCCTCATTGCAAATAACTCACTAGCTAACATTAATGTAGCTTGTCGTATTTGCTCTGGCACACTTGCGTAACCCCAATTAGCTGTAATTTCTGCTCTAGGTCTGTTACTTGAAAAATCTAGTGGCCATTCGTTACTACCGTCGGATATTAATTCAATAATGTAATAAGGATTGCCTGTTATACCACCAACTATGCCGTTTATAGGTAATACTTGGTAATAATTACTTGCAACGGTAACTTCATACGTTCCGTCATCATCATCATCATATTTAACAACTAATCCTGTTGTTGTACTTATATCATCTACACGAAGTCTATATGGATCGTTTGTAAAAAACTTTCTTGCCGAAGCTGATCCGTCTGCGTAGAAGTAACGACCACAAAATGTATCAATCTGCCTACTAGCTGCATTTATTGCGTCGTCTAGTAGATCATTGTCTTGACTATCGCTTGTTGGTATTCCAACAAACGCTTTTAATTCATTTTGAGTACAATAGCCGTTAGTTATGGACATAGGTTATTTACCTTTTTTTCGGCCTTTACCTGTGCCACCTTTCATTTTTTTACCGTAACTTTTACCTTTTGGCATTGTTACTTTTTCTTCTCTACTTTTTTTTCGGATTTAGGTTTTGTAGTTTTTGTTTCAACTTTTCCACCTGCTGCTTTAATAGCTTTTTTAACTTCTTCAGCACGTTTTGCCTTTCCATAGACCTCATAATGCTTTAATTCTTTTTTTAATGCTTCTATTAATTTTTTATCTTGTTTTGCCATAGTGTTCTTTCTAGTGGTTATGCGTGTCGGTTGCCCGACACACATAAACCAATTTAATTAAAAGGTAGGTGCAATAAGTCCTGAACCTACGATTTCTGATATACCTTTTGGATATCTTCCAGAAGCAAAAGCAACGTAACCATAAACAACCATTTTTGTTGTTAAGCTACCTGCGTTTGTTTCTTCAAATTTAAGTTGGAACAAATTATCTTCAAACATAATGTGATCATCAACTTTTGCTATATAAATAGCGTCCTCAGTACCAGCACCTAGATCAGTTCTAATGTTAGCGTCTGTGATTACTGGTAATCCTAGAACACTACCTACAACTTGACCGTAAGCTGCTGCTTCCCCAACACCTGCTGCGTTGTCTGGGTTGTTACCAGCTGGTAATACTAATGGACGGTTTGAACTGTCCACACCTGCTGTTAAGAAACCCCAACGTCTTGGGTGCATAAGGATTGCAGTAGCTGGTGCAAATCTATTTGAATTGATTTCCTGTACTGCGTCTGCAAGTTTTGGATATAATTCAGCAACTGTTGGACTTGCGTCTGTATAAGTTGTTTGATTAATTCCAGATACTTGTGATATACCTTTTGGTTGTCCGGAACTTCCAGATCCGTTAATCATTAGGTTATCTAATTTTGTGTAATAAGCTGCAACTAAGTCTTGGAAGATAATGTCTTCCAATGAGAAACCCGGTTGTCCACCTCTTTCAAGTGCTTGTCTTGATACGTCTTGCTGTCCTGCAATAGTATCAACATTAACTGTCAATAAGGTGTCGTCCATATTTGTTTCTTGAACTGCACTATTTTCTGTTGCTTGTTCTGCTGCTTGTGATCCAGTTGTTATTCTGGATATTTCAATTTTGTTACCAAACGCCGGTAAGTCCTTTTTAGGAACGGCGTTATAAAATGGTGAACCTGCTCTTGCGATTGGTGCGTATTCGTCCACTAAATATTGTGGTACGACTAATCCTGTAAAAGCCCCAGTTCCAACATCTCTAGCTTCAAAATCTTGGTGTTTGTTAAGTCTTTCTTGTGCTTTAAAGTCGCCGCTTCTAGCTGCCCAAGCGTCTGATATGAAAGAGTGATCGCCACCCTCTCTATACAAATTTGGCTCGTTCACTTCTACTACTGCTTCTTTATCGCCTAAGTCCTCGTCCTCAACACCAAGAGCATTTCTGCTTTCTTTTACTGCTTTCAAAGTTTCAGCTGCTTCTCTTGCTTCGTCTAATTTTATGTTTAAGTCCTTGATTTCAGCGTGAAGTTCTTTTGACCTATCAAATTTAGTGTCAAATGTTTCCCCTGCTTCTAATGTTTCAAGTTCTTCAACTAGACCGTCAAGTTCTGCAACTTTGCTATCTCTAGCTTCTTTTAATTTTTGCAATGTTTTTCCTTTGTGTCTTGTTTTTATACTTCTGCGTAAGGTGTAATTAATAAGTGTGATACACGGCTTTAATTACGGCGTTACGTCTTATTTGCGTATGTTATCCCTTTCAAGTTGCATTTTTAACAACTCTACTTTAGGATTACTACGCTTTTTATCAACGTCGTCACTTTCAGCAACTTTATTAATAAAACTTTCTAAAACTTCTGTGGCTTGTTCCCCATTTCTTGCTTCTACTAATTCTTTATGAAGGTTATCAAGTTCAACACCTCTAAGTTTTGCACCTGCCCAAGGATTAGCTGGGTAGGTTACAACTGATACATCAAATAATCTAGCTTCTGTAACTTCCCTGTTTTCTTCTCTTGCGTCAAAATCATCACGAATAGCTGCAAATGCAAAAGACATTTCATTTAGATCGCCACGTTTCATTGCACTAGCTATTTCTGCAACTGTTGGATTTGACGGATCAAGTTCAGCTTTTACAAACAATCCGTAATCATCTTCTTCTAATTCTAATGTACCACTTGATGTTCTAGCCAATGGTATACCGTCGTGATTTACTAAAAACCTTACGTCATCTTGTTCTTTTAATGTTTTCTTAAAAGCACCCGGTTTAATTGTTTCGGTGTATTGTCCTCTTTGATCCCTTACGCCGTAACCTTTGTTAAATACAGAAGCATAACCAGTAAACAACAATGTGTCTTTATCATCATCATTACGTTGTTCTACTGCTGAAAATGTAAAACTTCTATTTTCGGTTTGTCTATCCATTTCTTTAAGAATAGTGTTGCGTTTTTGCATATCTATTGTTTGTGATATAGCAACTGCCTTATCTATTTTATCCATTAGCTTGTACCTCTTTTTTTTCTCTTTCTTAGCTTTGATACTTGTTTCTTTTTTTGCTCTAGGTTCTAATGCACCCTCACTAATTAGCTGTGCAACTTTTCTATCTGCCCAATCCCCGGCTTGTGTTGGATTAGTCCAAGGATTAGAACCCCAAAGTAAAAACGCAACGTCCGAAGCCCTCCAAGTGTCTGGATCATTAGGATTTGATTTTTCACGATCTAGGTCTGATAAATGTCTTTTATGCCACGCACCCATTCTTACTATCTTATCTATGCTTACATCTTCGCCATTAGCCATAGAACGTGCTTCACGTTTAGTTTTATCTGTAAGTCCGTCCCCTGCCTTGTTTAAATTATCTAAACCACGTTGTGCGTTCTCTTGCATAAACTTTGGTGGTTTTCTATCTACTGCCCTATGTTCAGCTTCTATTGTTGCTTCGTTTTCTTCTGCTTCTGCAATATTTATAGCTGTAATTTGGTCTTGTGCTGATTTATGTGTTTTATGACAACCTATTAATGAACCGTCATCATCTTTAACAACTGCGTGTCCACCAACTTGGTATTGACCTGTTTCGCCACTTTCTTTAAGGCAATCTGGGTGGCTATGAATTATTGAATAAGGCATTACTCTGGTATTTCGTTTGTCGGATCGTGTTGATCTATACCTTGTGGTGTTGCAAGTGGATCTACTAACCCACCTTGTAAACCGATATAAAACTTGTCGCCACCCTCATAAGGTTCTAAATCCATTTTTGACCTTGCTTCATTTGGTGTCATTACACCAGAACTGATTGCAACTTGAAAACCTCTAACCCTACTTAGTTGATCGCCACGTGCATATTCATCTGTGTCTAACCTTACAAACTGTTTACCCGGTATAAGTGTTGAAAAACCGTCCTCTATGCGTCTAATCCACGGAAGTAGTGTATGCCTTACAAATGCAAGTCCATTACTTTCAATGTTTGAATAAACGTTTGATCCGTCTTTAGATAGCAATAAATGTGCCGGTACTCTAAATACCCTTGCAATTTCGTTTACAACTTGTTCACGTGCTTTTATAAGTTCGTCCCCTGCCGAAGCACTTATTGCTTTCCATTTTAACCCACCTGTAAGAACTGCTGGTTTTCTATTTCTATTATGATTGCCTAACCAAGTTTCTTTAAGTACGTTAGCTTGTTCAGCTGTTAAATCTCTATCTGTTTCTAAAACGCTGCTTGGTGTACCACCTTGACCATAAAACTGTGCAATGTGTC